CGCTCGCGACGGTCACCGTGTCGCCCTCCCTCACGTCCACGCTCGCGGGGACGCGGAGTTCAGCCGGGCGCTGGACCCGTTCGCCCGAGTCCTCGCGAACAAATGACGTCGACTTTGGGGTGAGCGCACACGGCACGCCCTCGGCGACTGTCACCGTCTCGGTGATGAGCTCGCCGAGTTCATTCTCGTCGGTCTGTTCACCCCGCTCGATCGTCGCGCGGTCGGTGAGACGTTGACTGGTGCGCTGTCTCATACGACCTGTGCCCCACTGTAATAGTCGGGTGCGTCGAACCGCTTGGCTCGCATGAGGTGCCGCTGGACGACGTCGTCGCCGAGCTCGTATGTTACCGAGTGGCCGTCGATCGACTCCGACTTGATACCGTCAGATTCGACCTCCTGGAGCGCGTGCCGGACGAGCCCGACGATTGCCCCGCGGATCGGCTCCGGCGTGTCACTCTCACGGTACCCGTGCGTCCACTTGACTTCAACGGCGCGCCGTTCGGTCGGCCACGCCGTTCGGTCAGCGCTCGGCAGGAGTTCGAGATGCGTCTCGTGGACCGTGTAGTCCTCGGTAGCGACCGCAACGCCGCCGACGCGGTCGGTGTCTATCGTGACCGACGCGACCGACTGGACTGGCCGGTTTGGAAGCGGCAGGTCGAACTTGTCGACCGACGCCGGCCGCGACACAGTCTCGGTGACGGCCTCGGTGCCAAGCGACACGTCGATCGCGTCCTTAACCCGTGGCGTTTCGCGGTTGATGAGCCGCTCGATGAGGGCGTCGAAGTCAGCCTCCGAGAGTTTGAGCGTTTCCGCGTCGAACGCGAGCTCGTCTTTGACATCGGTCGGTTCGATTACGAGCATGGATGTGGGTTACTTCTCGCCGAGCGCGTCGACTAGTTCCGCTTTGTCCATGTCGCTACGACCGTCGATCTCTGCCTCGCTCGCGAGGTCGCGAAGCTCTTCGTAGGTCTTGTCTTCGAGGTCTTCGGCGGCTTCCCCGTCACTCACGTCCTCGTACTCGTCCTCGTCGAGGTCCACGACCTGTTTGAGGTAGTCGTGGGTGTCGAGGAGCGCCTCGCCCTTCTCGTCCTCAACCCCAAACGTGTCACCCGGTTCGAGCTGGCCGTTGACGTAGGGGTACGAGAGGTTCGCCGGTGTGTCGTCAGTTACGCGCAGGTACATCTCAAGTCACCTCAGGCGCTCGGCGACTCGATACCCTCAATGCGGACGACAGCGTCCTCGTCTTCGATCTGGTAGTCGTGACGGGCGCGGAGCTTGTACTTCGCGAAGAGGTCCTTGTCGTGGATCTCGTCGGACTCTTCGAGGATGTCGAGTTCGACGTCGCGGTGGAGGCCCCAGATGAGGTTCTCCGGCGTCGTGAACAGCGCCTCGTTCTCCGGAAAGACCGGCGACGCGATGATGTCGTAGCCGAACGGGTTGACGTCGGTGTCGCCCTGGAGGACAGCCACGCCGATCCCGTCGTTCCGGCTTTCGAGCTCGCCGAAGTACTGCTGGACGTGCTTGGTGTTCACGAAGAACACCGGCTCGGTCCGCAGGTACTTCGAGTCAAGCGACAGGATCGCGCCGTCGAACATCGCCGTGCTGACGGGCTGGTTCGCACCCGTGCCGTCGCCAGCATCGTCGTGGTAGTAGACCGGGGAGCCGCGGTCAGCGGCGATCTTGAACCAGCCGTCGTTGATACCCTCGAAGGGGTCGGCCACGGACTCGTCGCCGTTCGCGCCGAGGTCCTCGGCGTCGACTGGGAACTGCTGCTCCATCTTGCCCATTACGATGTCGGGCACGTCGTCGACGACGTCTTCGACCGCCTCCTGCGGGAGCGACCAGGGCGTCTCGGTCTTGACGGCGTCCATGTCGACGCCACTGGTGCTCGTTGAGTCGTCCTCGTCAGCGCCCGAGCGCTCGCCCGACTCGCGCATCAGTCGCTCGCCGACGCCGATCTTCGGGATCGTCATCTTCTCCCGCGGCATGTCGACCGTGCGGACACGGTCGAGAACCACGGTCTCGTTCTGGACCTCCTCGAAGAACTCATCGAAAAGCTCGCGAGGCAGGACACCGCCAGAAAGGTTCGTCCCGGTCTCGATCGCCTTCTCCATGCTCCGCGTGTTCTTGTCGCGCGCGTTCGTGCCCATGTCAGTTACCTCCAGTGCTGCCGAAGAACAGCTCTCGCTTCTGCTTCTCCGTCTTACTCAGATCCTCGGTGTCGTCGCCGGTCTTCTCGGTGCCGCCTGTCTGTTGAGTGCCGGCGGTCGCCTTCGAGACCTTGTCGACGCGCTCGGCGAGTGCGTTGACCTTCTCGTCGAGGGACTGCGCCCACTCAGGCGCGTCGTCAAGCGACTTTTCCGCGTCCTCTCCGTCTTCCATCTCGCTCACTCGCTTGTCGATCTGTTCAACCTTCTCGTCGAGGGACTGCGCCCACGCAGGCGCGTCGCTCTTCCCGGTGTTTTCAGTGTCGTCAGTCATGTCATCGTCCGGCGTGTCGCCGCCGGGGGCGTTTTTGTCCATCTCCTCTCCGCTGTCCTCACCGGCCGTGTGCTCGCTCTTACCATACTCCTCGATATCGAACGCGAACTCAGCACGGTCAGAGAAGCGCCTCACTCCGTGGTCCACGCCGGCGTCGTTGAGAAGGTCAAGCTGGGCGTCAACCGAGGCCATGACGGCCCGGCGGTTCCGCTGTGACAGCGTCCGCCCTGCCTTCTCGGCGTTGCCGTCTGCGCCGTCCCCCTGATCCTCGGCCTCGCTGGCGTCATCGGCCCCAAAGAGCGACTTGAGCGACGCGATGATCCCGGACTTCGAGGCTTCCACCTCGCGGGGGTCATCGGCGCGCCGGAGCGTCGGCTCTTGGTGGGCGACGTGCATCGTGTCGCCGCGGCCGGCCTCCTCCTCGATCGGCGAGGCGTCGTCGCCCGTGCCGCTCCACACCTCAATGAGGTAGGCGGGCTCATCCTCGTCACCGGAGACCGCCACGTCGCCGCTGATCGCGTCGTCGAACGTGCCGTCTTCGGTCACCTCAGCGATCTGTCCGCGGGCGCGGCCACCGGAGGCGTCCCACGAGACGAACTCGTCGGTGCTATACTCTGCTTTCTCAATGTTCTCGGTGTCGTTCATCTCGTGGCTTTTTGTCTGTCCCGTGCCGGATTCCGCCGGCTCGTCAACCGCCTTCTCGCGCTGGAGGAACCGCCACAGCCGCTCGGCATCGCCGCGTTCGTGACCACGTCCCTCCATGACTTCGACAAACTCCTCGCGGCCGCTCACCTCGTCGGTGATACCCTTGCCGAGCTTGCCGAGTTCGCGATAGGTCGCCCGCGGCACCGCCGGGATGTCGACATCACTCACCTCCTCGGTGGAGCCGCCGACGATCTCCGTCGCCGGGCCGGGTTCGACCTCCGCTGGGAACGTCACCGCATCGGGGAGCGCGTCGGCCGATTCATACTCGCGTTCCTCCGCAACCTCCCCACCGATTGAGAAGCCGTCGAGGACGCCGTCGGCGACGAGCTGCCAGAGTGCGTCGTCGTTGTACTTCCGTGTTGCGACCCACGTCCCCGCCGGATAGGTCTCGCCGTTGAGTTCGATCGACTCGTCGACCACCTCGTTGCGGACGAGTTCGGCCGCGCCCTCCGGAAACGCGGAGTGCATGACGCCGTCGTCGACATCGGCGGCGTGCATCCGCTCAACACCCTCCGGCGTGAGAAAGTCGCGCTGGCGGTCCACCTCATTCGGGACGAGCACCGCGCCCGTCGCCGTCCGCTCCTCCTCGTCGACCGCCTTGATGGCGACCGTCTTTGTAAACTCGTGAGTCATGATTATACGTTGAGTCGGGTGCCCGCCCGCAGCGCCGCGGCCTCGTCCTCGGTGAGGTCCGCCTCGAACACCGGCACCGCCGTACACCGGCAGTTTGCGATCTCCTCGATTGGTCCGCTGGGGTCGCCGGGGTGTTTGAGCTGCGACCCGCCGACGCGGAAGGTGTCGCCAACCGGGACGACCTGCCCCTCAACCTCGATGTGCGTGTCGCGCGTGCGTCCGTCGCTCGTCGCGACCCACCGCTCGCCGACCGCCGACGACTCGCGTATTGCCGAGTGGTTGCCCCGCTCCGACGCGCCCTGGACGAGTGTTCGGGCGTGGCGTTGTGCTGCGGCGTCGCCGAGTTCGTTGTCGAGTTGCTCGCGCATGATGTCGGCCACTGCGTCACGGTCGAGACCCTCCTCAAACGCATCCTTGAGTGTGGACTCGACGCCATCACCGATCGTGTCGAGTACGTCGTCGTTGACGTCGTCGACGAAGCCGGTCAGCTCATTGAGTGCGGACTGCGGGACAACGTCGAAGTCAATCTCAAGCCCGAACCGTCGCGAGGCCATCCGCCGGCCGGCCCCCGCGCCGTTCGTCGCGCCCTCTTGGAGGACGACCCGCAGCTCCTCGCGGTCCTCGTCGATGACACGCCGGACGGCGGCGTTGATGTCACCCGACTCGGTGATGTCCCGAGCGATGACAGCGTCAGCGAGCCGGTCGCGCATCCGCCCGGAGAGCGTCCCGAACTCACGCTCGAACTCGTTGAGTGCCGACTGGACCTCGGCCGGCCACCGCCGTTTTTGGGTCAGTCGGCGACGCGTCACCGGCCCAAGCGTCGTACACATGATTACCCGTCCTCAACGACCGCCGCGAGTTCGTCCGCGAGCACGGGGTCGTTGACCGTCGAGAAGAGTTCGCCTTCGAGCTCCTCGATCGCCCCGATGTCGCGGTTGACCACCTCGTCAACGAGCGCGCGCACCTCGTTGATCGTGAGCGCCGCGCCGCCTGCCTGGAGCACCGTCTGGAGGATGTCAGCCTGCCGCTGTTCGTCCTCGGCTCCGCGGGTGACGAATTCCAGCGTCCAGTCGTCGATGCCGAGGATCTCCTGATGGACGACTCGGTAGAGCCGGTCGGCGAACGACGACTGCCGCGGCTCGATGACCTCCTTGACGAAGTCGCGGATCGCAGCGTCCGAATTGGAGCGGTTCGCCGACTCCATATCACCGATAAGCTGTGGTGGCACCTCGTGAACCTTCGCGATCTCGTGTTCGTTGAGCTGGCGGAACGCGCCGAAGCTCATGTCCTCGTCGCCCTGCTGGGTCAGTGGCTCAATGCGGATCGTCGGCGAGCCCCCCTCAACGTCGATCCCCTTGTCGGCGAGGTCCTTGGCTTCGAGCACCGGCACGCGCCGGCCATCCTTCCGCCGTAGGTCCGAGATGAGGTTCCGGACATCTTCGCGCGCGTCCTCGGTCAGTCGCCCATCCTCAACGATGACCGCGTACTGCGGCATCGCGTCGTGCTCAAAGAACTCCCGGTTGAACCGCTTGGCCTCCTGATCGCCAACCATCGTCTGGATCTCCGCGACCCAGTCAGGGACACCGTAGTACTTTGACAAGGGCGAGGGGTTCGGAATGAACAGGAGTTCGTTCGCTGCCTCGCCGACGCCGTCGAGGGTGTCCGCCTGCTCGCCCGACTTGGCGTCGACGTATGTCGGCGTGTCATCAGGGTCGTCTGGGTCTGTGATGCGGTCGCCCGCCTCGGCGTAGTACCGCGTCGCCACGTCCTCCTCTTGGACGTAGCCGTGGCCACGCCGCGTGAGGCCATCCTTGGTCTCTCCCTCCCGGACGCGCACCTCGGTCGCGGGGACGTGCGCGAGCCCGCGAAGTGTGTCATCGTCGCCGTATATGAGTTCGACCGCACCCCACCCGATACCGTGCCAGTCGCGTCGGGCGAGCTCGAACACCTCGGTCGGCGAGCCAGACGCCGTTCCCTGTGGGCCGATCTTCCAGATGGTGTCGCGGCCGCGCCAGAACTCCTCGGCCGCCTCGCGCTGCTCCTCGCTCGGATCATCCGCGCGAGGATGCGCGACAATGTCGAACCCAAGGCCAACCTCGCGGCCCGACTTCTTGCCTATCGCGACGGCGTGGGTGCCGTTGAGTTCCTGGAGCGCGGCGAGGCGGTTGGGCGGGTACGGCGGCGTGATCCCGCCGCCGACTGTGTGGCCCGCGTGGCGGTCGTCGAGTTGCGTCGTCTC